AAGCACCGGCCCCCGGAGGAGGAGGCGAAGCACCGGCCCCCGGAGGAGGAGCCGATGCTTGCGGATTGGGGGTTGAAGACGTAGCCATTGGATTATCCAATCACTATTTCTTGTGGCCCTTGCGATGACCCTTGCGGCCCTTCTTGTGGCCCTTTTTGCCTTCATGGGCGCTGACGCCCTTGATCTTCATACCGCGCTTGCCTTTTGCCATGATGTTTCTCCTTTGGTTGAATTTTGCCCTGAAAAGCAAACAGCCCCAAAGCTGTCTGCGCTCTGAGGCCGTTTCTGTCTCCAAAGGAGTGAAACTGGAATCTCGTAATCTAAAATCAGAACTTACGCTGTTTCTGTTTCAATGTCAAGGGGCCTGTTGAATGAGTACGCTTCGTCGGTCGCCTCATCCATCTCGGAGCCGAGCCTGATCCGCGCATTTTGCTCCGTCAAAACATTCACCACGCCGCCCTGATTGATGTTCACATTGACCCTGCCTGTGACCTTACCCTGATGCACCTGAGACTGGATGTAGGCAATGGCTTCAGGGATGCGGGCCTTGTTGCGCAGAGCGACGGTTTCGCGGTAGGAGACAATCTTCTCCCGCTTCACTACTTCGATCCCAAGTTCCTTCTCAATATCTGTGCGGGTGTCCATTGATTCCTCCTATTGTGGTGCTGTAGCTGTGCAGCAAAAGAACGGCATCACATAGAAACTGTATCCGCCTGAAAATTTGATCCGCTTCTCGTTGAATAGCTCAATGAACCGATTTTGCTGTGCATCGCTCAAATGCTGGAAATAAAACTTGGCGCTGCTGATGTCGCGAGTCACCCAATGCGTGCATTCCTTTGGGCCTTTGTCGCAAGTGCTCACCATGTATTTGTTCCCCGCCGCACCCGTCATTTCTTTATCTTTAGGGCAATCGCGGTATGTTTGTTTCAAGGGGAGACCTCCATTGTTCTCGACGTAGACCTTGTAGTTCTTGTCTGTCGAACCCAATAGAACATCTCCAACTTCAAGACGCGCCATTAGGGTGTCTGGGTTTAGCGACCCGCAATATTGACATGAATCATCCGACGGATCGTAATCATTGTCACGAGCGAAGGCTGGAGAAGAACCGAAGTGACTTTCTTTACGTCGAGGGCATTGGAAACTAATACTCATAGATTTTCTCCTCCTACGAACTCTTATTCACTACTCTGACATTCCCCGACTGTGAACCTTTCATGGCTGGAGCGTTGCCCTTTTTCCCTGTTTGCTTTCTGCCTCCACCCGAGCCCTGCCCTGGCCCCTGCGACTCGGGAGGCTGGAGTCCAAGCTCCTGCGTTTTCTTTGCCACCGCCGCCTCGACCTCGATCTTCCAGATGGCATCCGCAACCTGTTCCTCTTTCCATTTCTCATGGCGAACCGGGTAATCCGGGATGCCTACTTTTTCCATCGTGGTTTCAAGGTCGATAGGAGCCTTTTGCTGAAGCATCATGATTTGGATCATGCGTTCTTGGAGGTGGGTGATATTGAGCAACTGCGCTGGAGTGTTTATCACCCTGAGTCTCTCGCAGAACCACTTTGCCCGATCCTTTCGAGTATGAGCGCTTGCGTTGCTTTGATCCTCGCCGGGAAGATGTGAGGGCACAAGCGAATTCGGATCGTTATCGAACGTCTCCAGCCCGACTCCCTCCGGGCCGATCATGTCCATGAGCCTCGCCGCCGGGAAGTATTGCGCGATGTTATATTTCAGCATCTCCGCGTCCTTCGAGTTGGCGATCCACTGATTGAGCGCGATACCCTTTGCCACGGGCCCAAGATTCTCGATCATCTTGTCGAAAGATTGATCCGACATATTGCCCTTGACTTCGCGCATCGAGGCTATGTCGGTAAGACCGAGAGCCGCTTTAATTGCCGCGCCGTTCATCTCTGCGATTTTGAGGTCGATTTCCCCGTTCTCCATGCTCTCCGGCAAGAGCGATTTCGTCCACTTCCCCGGGTCGCCCTTGCCACCGATGCGGACCCCCTGAGCGTGAAGGAGGTCGAGCTTGTCCATCTGCGTCCGCGAGACGCCGGTAGAAACGTCGGAACCGAGAGGCGGGTCTTTCCGTATCGCCTGCACAGCGTTGATTTCCGATAATCTATCCCGGCGAGCTACTTCGATACCCCGCACTCCGCTTACTATGGAATATCCCATCGGGGACCATACCCAATCGTTGACATCGTGCTGCGTGACCGGAATCTTCGCGTGCCACTCCCATGCCGTATCGTCATAGAGCGGGACCGGACAGGAAGGCGAAGTGATGACCAGCCTCAACTGCGGATACATGCGGCAGTCGTCTATCTCGGCTTTCCGCGAGCGAGGCAAGCCATTGTTGGGATCGACAGTCACAATCAAGTCACCCAAAGTGGGAACCTGATAGCCCCAAGTCGCCCCATCAACACCCATCTGCTGCGTATACCCCGTGTCGTTGATCCTGAGATCGTGCACGAAGCTATATCTAAGCTCGGTATATTTCTCAATCCAGTCAGAATTGCTTGACCCGCTAAAACGCCAGCGATCGTAGAACTCATAGCGGCGCAGCATGTTCGGAGTCACATTGACCCCGGAGCGAGCATACTGCGAGATCGGCGTCAACCACTGCTGAAACTGCGGGAACCTGGCATGAGCCTCCGCAAGCCCCATCGGGAAAACGATTGTGCCGGCGTAGGCTTCGTCCAAGTCTCCGTTGTGGGGGAGCTGGTCGGGAAGAAACTCTCTCGGGCCGAGGGCTTCAAACTTAATCTTCGCTATTCCGCCGCCATGCCACGGGCGCGAGAACTTCTGCCACTTGTATCCCCGCCCAAGCATGGCCCACTGGAGAGCCTTGCGAGTGTTCGGAACATAGAGCGAGTCCCAGAACACAAACTTGAAGATGTCATTGTAGAGCGAGACGGTTTTCTTCGACTGCTCTGCCTTGGAACCCATAGTGGCAATCTGGCGGAGGTCGGTGATGGTTTCGACGAAGGAACGGATGTCCGGCTGGAGAAGGTTCGAGGGCACGTCCCGGTCCTGGCCGGTGCCCATCAAAAGCTGAATGTCGTTTGTAAGGTTGGCGATTCCCGGCTGGTTCTGGACCCACTGATCTCCCTGAGCTACAAGGTCCGCGAAAAACCCTGCCCGAAGAGGCCCCGAAGCCTCACGCGGCGGCGCCTGCCACGGCACGGTGCGGGATGAGTCGTCTATCGTCATTGACTCAAGCTACCTTTCATGCCATCGGCGACTATCTTCATATCGTCGCCGCCCTGCTCGTACCTCTCCCCTGCCAGTTGCGGCACGGCCCGTAGCCGTTGGCTCAGGATGCGCTCGTAGAGCTTGTCCTGCGCATCCAGCATCCGAAGGTTCACATCGCGGTTGAAGGCGTCCAGGTGGGCACTACGGGCGACTACGGCGTCCCGTACAGCCTTCCTGAATCCACGTTCCCGTTCGAGCTTATCTACCGCCGCCCGCTCTTCATCGTCGATGTGCTGTTGACGATATTGGTCCATGAAACGCTCCAAATCCCACGCATGTAGGCAGGGGACCGTCTCGTAACGGATTCCGGGGGGTACGTGGAGCGGGGGAGCGTTTTCCAAGCCAAAGGAAAGGATACGGTTGCTGCCTATCTCCCGATAGACTACGGTCTTTTCCCGGCCCGTAAGTTGGACATTCATCCTTCCAACACTATACCCCACTCAGACTAGAAAGGCACGGCTTGCCCATTCGTCCTCAAGAATGTCCTTCACTCTCTTGGTCAAAGGCCATCTCGACTGTATACGAGAAGCGGAGTTTTCGAGTTCGTGGAACCCTGTCCAGCCCATCGCAGAAGCAAAGATATTGTCGTCCTTTTTTCCGGTGCTGGCGATCATCTCACTTTTACCTTCCCCGCCAACATACTTCCGCACAAAGGACTCCAACTGCCGAATTACTATGGGATCATTCAATACCATCCATCCGGTCACTACTGCGTCTACCCATCGGTCGAGAAGGTACGGCCTCGTGTAAGCGCGGGTGAACCATCCTTCCTGATGCCCGCTATCCGGCAAAATGTTCCCCTTCTTATCCATCCTGAGCATGACGTGGTGATCGAGAAATCCCATGATCTTTAGTTGGCTCTGGCACTCATCTCCCGGCTTCCGCGTCTGCTCGATAATAAACTTTACCCCCAAGGGATTCGCGGAAGTGATAGCTCCCCTCCCATCAGTCCCGTAGAGCACGGCGACGGCGGCGGCGATCCGGGCCATTTGCGGAGAGTTGACCCTCAGCGACGTGAATGAAGCAACCTGAATATCCGGCTCACGGCCATGACCATGTTTTTGCACTGAGAGATTCGCCCGGTCCTCATTCGGTTTGTTCAAGCCTC